TAAGCCGTTCCAGATGTGTTTGTAATTTCTTCTGAAGTAGAGAATGCAGTAGTTGATGCACCAAGAGTTGCATCACTGTCATACAAAGCAATTTTAAAAGTGTCACCAGTTGTTGCTGTAAAATTGTGAACACCTTTTAATAGTTCTACTTTAAAACTTGTACAAATTGCCGATGTAATTGCCATATTTTATCTCCTAAGGGTTTGGTGAGTTAATCGGTAGTCTAACTGTACCATCAGTGTAGTCATCTCTTCTACGTCTACCAACTTGCTCATTTGCAAACTTCTGTACTTCCTGTGTATACTTTTGCTCGTATAATGTCAACATATCTGCTGGTCCTTTTAAAAAGGCATAAGTTTCTGCTAGACAGCAATATAATAGGCCATTGGGGAAGTTTAGACTGATATAGTTAGTGTCATTGTTCTCTAAAAGAGCTGGGGCCACATTATAGTGCACTCGAAACTTGTAGTTTGTATTAGGGGTAGGAGCTAAAAATATACGTCCTGAATTAGTGTCAGCTTCACCTGTGGCACCACCAAACATAGCATAATATTTTGGTTTACCTTGTGCTGCAGCTGTGCCTGTAATCGGTTGATATTCTTGTAAGTACGTTACGTCTTTTTTCTCTAGCCATGTATTAGATCCAGTTAACACGGCGCTTGAATCATAGACTTGTATGCCTCTAATAAAGACCGCTCCTGCCGGAGTGTTAATTGTTTCTTGTCCTGGAACTAAATTACCTGATTGTTGTTTTCTATCTGCATCGATTGGAACATCTCTAAAAATTCTATATTGTGCATTTAAAATAATGTTCTCTAAAACAGAATCAGATAACACATTAGAATCAACTTCTGTGTAACTTCTTATTTGTGTTTTTAATCCTGATGCGCTTAATCCTGCCATTATGCTGATAACGTAACTGGTCCAACGGAACAGCCGTTTCCTCCTCCTGATACTCCACCCTTTGTAGCAGTATCTGTATCAACTGTAAAATGAAAAAAATTTGCAACGGCATAGTCTGTAGAAACTCTAGCATCATTTACATACAATCCTGTTGTAATTGCATACCCTGCTGCTTTTGCAATATTAGATCCTGATATACCATCAAAACTTTCTGGGTTTCCAAATTGAGAAGTTCCGCCAGAGGCAGTAATAGCAAGAGGTGGTCCTCTAAATCTGTATGTTGTGCCATTCGTTAAACCATGACCTGGTGCAGTTACGTTTATAACTCTTGATCCTGCTGAATAAGTTTCAAAAGCATCTGTGGGTAATAAATATGGCACTGCATTTTCTGTTCTTGCGGGTCTAACATTACGTAAAGATATAGAATCACCATTCATAGGTTTTGGTTCTAATTGAGGTTGTTTTGGTTCAAACTCGGATACATGAACTAATGATCCATTCCATTCTCTAACCATTTCTTTGTATGGAAACTCTAGTCCTGATCTATCTGATATTGCTTTTGCGTATTTACCTGTTGCAAATTTAGCCATTATGTTCCTGGGTAATATGCTTTAGGAGTAATGTATGTGCTTGAAGCTGATCCATCTTCTGCTAAAGCTCTTGCTAATTCATCCTCATAAATTAATTTCATAGCTTGAATTAATTCTGGTTTGTATTTTTGTGATAAATAATATGCAAGTCCAGACACCATGCAAGGCACAAATCTAAATGGTAAATCTGTTGCGTTAGTATAATCACCTACATCTTGTATTCTTTTAATGTAATAAATATGCATATCCTTAGATGCATTTGTAGAGTCAGGTGTTGGGTAAACATGTATTCTGACCTTATCTATAAATCTTTCAACCCAATATTGATTAGGTGTTCCTTTTGATAGCTTGTTTGAAAAAGCTGCGTAAGTAGATCTATCTACTTTTGTCATTGGAGAATCAGCTTGTGTTGTTTGAGTTCTATTAGATCTAAGTTGTGCTTCTAATACATCAGATATACCATATACGCTTGCTGGTGTTGATGTTGCACTTGTTCCATCATCAGATGATCTAAAAAAATCATAGTCTGATTGTCCTTCAATCAAATCAATATTTAAATCAGCTATTTCCCAATAGTGAATACCTCTATTACCCCATTCTTGAAATAATATATTAAGAGATCTTCTTGCTGACTTTAATTGGTAACCAGCTACATTCTGTAATCCAATACGCTCAAAAGATTCTTCTACTATCTCATCAATAGCAAAAGTCTTGTCGAACGTAGCTGTTCCCGAAGTAGTGTTAGCCATTTAACTCCTTAGCCGGTATATCCGATAGTAACAGATGTTGTATTTGTTAAATCTAAATATATGCCAGTTTCTACTCTTATACCGCTTCCAGGAACATAGATATCAAGTCCTTCAGTTCCGCAATTACCTTCGAATACTAAAGTTCCAGTTGCATCTGTTCCATCGTAAAGTTTGATATTACTATTCGCAACGCCTTCAACTTGAATATAAGTTATTCTAGCTGGTCCAATAAATGAACCTGAAGCGTCTGTTGCTCTACCAAATCTACCGTCAGAAGTTCTACAAGAAAACTGTTGGTCTGATGTTGCCATTTTTATCTCCTATTAAAGTGTGGGCCCGGAGACCCACACTAATTACTTATTACGCGTCCGCGAATGGTGTTACTATTGTACCTGATCCAATCAATAAAGAATTGTGAACCATGTATGTAGCAGTATCAATCGCTGTAAAAGATACCACACTACCAACGATTCCACCTTTTGTAGAACCATTCATAGTAATAACATCGTTAGTTGCGCCTGGAACGAAAGCTTTTTTCGAACCATCATTTACACCAATCATGATAGCACCTTTAAATTTATCAGTACCATCTGTTTTGATGTCCATATCAGTTGCAGCAGTTTCAACAAAAAAGTGAAAAGATGCACCAATATTATTTAAGTTATTGAAGTCAGTATCACCTGCAGTAGCACCGTTACTGTTTACATTGATACTTGGTAAAGTAAATTTACCATCAGCATCGTTGCAAAGTAAAATTCTACCTGCGTGTGTAGCAACTGTCAAAGTTGTATCAGCTGTTAAACTGATAGCCATGTCAGGGCCTGTGCTTGTAAAGCCATTTTTAGAAATGACCGGTCCTGAAAATGTAGTTTTTGCCATAATTATATCCTCCTAGTTTTCCGAACATAGTCTCTAGGCCGTCGACTGTATGCGTCTATGTTCTAATTAATTATACAGTGTGAAATTTATACTCTGTTTTTTAATAGAGTGCAAGAGAGCCTGTACTTTGGTTTGATATTTATCCAAGATGTAGCTTTTTACTAAGTAGCTACAGAAACTTCTGGCGCAGCGTCTTCTATTCTATTAGAAAGGGTAGCTATTTTAGCTTCCTCTTCCTTGATCCTATTGACAACTTCTCTAATTTTTTTGTCAATTCTAACCATGTCCAAAGTGTATCTTTGGTTGTCACGCTGATGCACCGCCCACTCTGTCTCGAGACTTCTCTTTTGTTTGTAAAGGTCTCTGACTTGTATTTGCATCTATGGTCTCCTCATAAGTTAGCCATAATTTAGACGAATCAATGAATCCATCTTTTTCCCAAACTATATCATTTTTTCCTAGTTTGTCAATGAGAGCATTTTCAAAGGCTTTATCTTCATCCTCTGACGCAATATCAAAGGATGCATAGTATCCATATGCTCTTATCTGTACTCGAAATGTCTTCATGATTACCTCTTCTCTACCATAAAAAAAGGGGACCCGAAAGCCCCCTTTTAATGTTTTGTTATTACAAATTACGCACCTTCTACACCGAAGATACCTCTAGGGTCAGATACACCAAATGAGTATCTTTCTCTAGCTTTGTATCTTACGTTGCCAGTGTCGAAATCACCTTCCATTGCAGTTGTTAATGGAGCTCTTGTGAACATTTTCATACCGTTAGGTACGTCTGTCAAGATATAGAACGCATCAGAGTCAGTTAGGTAGTTGTTCACTCTATAACCTTGAGGAACCATACCCATAGATACGATTGCGTTAATATCGTTGTCAGCTGTTCCAGTTCTGCCTTGAGATTTCATCAATCTCTCTGCTGTAAACTGAAGCTCAGAAGGAATAATCATTTTTACTCCTCTTGCTGCAACTCTTAGACCTCTTTCGTCCGTCATTTTAGCAATGTCAATCATTGACTGCTCTAATGATGTTTCGTTAAGGTCTGCCTGAGTAGTTAGGGTATTTTGGAAAGTACCCGCTACTGTAGGGTGAGATGTGTTAAACAAGCTCACGCCATCACCACCTTTGAAAGTGTTGATTGACGGTAAACCGTTAAGTAAAGGCTCAACAGCTTTTACTTGTTTAGCGTTACTCATAGATCTCGCTAATGCTTTTGTGTATCTAGAAGCTAATCTATCGTAGAGGTTATCTTCGATAGCTTCTTCCGTGATAGCAAATGCAAGAGCTACTGTCTCGTGAGTATATCTCGCTGTGAAAGTTTCTTGTGCTTCGTCAAAAGAGACTCCGCTACCTTCTGCTTTCACTTGTGC